TCTGCTAATAATGGATGTCTTAGTAATTCTGGATATATTTGTTGCCAACCTGGTAATAATGGTTCGCCGCCTGTAATTACTAAGTGTACTCCACCCCATTCACCGTTAGGTAACAGCTCAATCATTTTAGCTGCAACTTCGTCTATTGACATCGCTGGACTTAGATGTTTAAACTTTGGATGCCAACTTGCATAACTGTCACAGCCAGTAGTTACTAATGGTAGTTCATCATATGAATGATATTGTATACCATTATTAGCAATCGCATCTGCTTGTACACTTAGTTCACCTGCTGGCATTCCAAACCCTCTACAAGAAAAATTGCACCCAAACGTTCTAAGGAACACACTTGGCACTCCCATAAATCTACCCTCTCCTTGTAGAGAGTAAAATATTTCTGATATCTTAATTTTTGACATCTGTATCCTTTATTATTTCAAAACCTATTTCTCTTGGCGTTTTACCTCTCCAAGTTTTTGGAGTTCGCCTGCCTTGTAAGTTTAACACAGTATCTAACGAATGTAAATACTTTCTTAAAGTATTGCCATCTGTAATTACTTCTGTATTTCCTAATTCTCTTAATCGTTTGCCTTCTGTAATAGCATCTAAACCTGTATCAAAAAGACCCCATGGGGTCTTTATTTGACCTTTAAATTGATAGTTGTTTTTACCAGCAGTCTTTTTTTTACCTTCATACCAAGCATCTGTTTTAGTTTTTGGTTTATTCATATTAGATGTATCTTTAATTTTCCAAGTTTTACCTAATTGTCCGTTACCTATTAATCCACCGTCGCCTTTTTCTTCTGTTAAATTTGCCCAGGTGTAATCTTTTACTACATTATATAATTTAGAATAATGCAGACCTGCTTCTTGCAATTCTTCTTTAGTATTATATTCACCTATTATACAAGTTATAATATGTGATTTGTGTTTCTTAATATGGTGCAACCATCTAACTCCGGATCCGGTATATAAATAAGGATTTTTGTTACCGCTTGTTTTACACAGATATTTAAGTCCGGTATTCATACATTTTTTAATCATTAAGTAGTTCATAATAGTTCCTCTACACTTATTTATATGTTAAGGGTTTAAAACTACCTCATTTAAGATTAGTTGCCCTATCTTGTTTACGAAAATCTTTGCAATCATTAACTGCAGCCTTCAATGTTTCTGCATAGTTTAATGTCTGTTGTTCAGTCATTATAGTTGATTGCTGATATTTAAGATAACCATTAAACCACAAATTCCATGTCATTTTAATACGATGCTGAAACCCGTTAAGAAAGCTCAATGTTTCGTATGCAATACTGCTTAAAAACGAATTTTTAATTTTGTATGTGTTCGAAACATCAAATGGTCTATCCCAGTACGCAGTTTTTTGTGTTGTAAATGTAGTTACAGTAATCATATTAAGATCATCTGCCTCAATCATAAACTCAATATTGTCATCGTCGTTGCCGCATGTGCATTGAATTTTATACATTTTACTGTTACCCCAGTCACTTGTTTTCATAATGCCTACTGCTGGAATTTGTGGTTTTAAGTCTTTCATAACTCTCCTTATTTGTTTACAATACTCATAAATTCTGCACGAGTAGTTGGATCGTTTTTAAATGCACCACCTAACTTACTAGTAATAGTAGTGCTACCTGTGTCTTCTACACCTCTTGCGGCAACACAATAATGTTTTGCATCGATAACTACTGCAATATTATCAGTATCTAAGATGTATTCTAATGCGTGGAATACTTGTTCTGTTAATCTTTCTTGTACTTGTGGACGTTTTGAAAAGTATTCAACTACGCGGTTAATTTTGCTTAGACCAAGTACAACGTCGTTTGGAATATAACCAACTGTTGCAAATCCATCAATTACTACAAAATGATGTTCGCAATTACTTTGCACGTTAATGTTGCGTTCAATTAACATTTCATTGTACCCCATTTTATTTTGTATAGTAGTACACTTTGGAAATGCGTCATAATCAAGGCCCCAAAATATTTCGTTAACGAACATTTTTGCAACTCGTTTAGGAGTGTCTGCTAAACTGTCATCTAATAAGTCTAACCCTAATGTTACCATAATATCATAAAACTTATCCTGAATGATATTAATTTTTTCTGATGTTGTTAATATTTTTTCAGTCACTGGTGTTTCAACACCTAAACTTACTAAATGATTGTGTATTGCTAAACCTAATGCTGGATCTGTTTTTAATTTATTAAAGCTCATTTTTAATTCCTTGTTTGTAAGTGTACATTATACAGTAGTATTTAGGTTTTGTCAATTGTTTTAAACATTGCTAATTCATCTTGTAAGTATTCTACGTAATCTTGAAGTCCGGACAACATACGAGGATCACCGGTACCGGCATGTTTGTCAATATCATTTTTTACATTTTTAATTTTTTCTTGTAGTTCTTCTTTAGTTAAATCTGTCATTGTTTCCCTCCGATCTTGCTATTTCTAAAAACATTTTATATTTTTCATATGCTGCGTTAACAGTTGGATTAGAATCTCTAACATACATATCTTCATAATGTTTTTTATTCCATTCTTCACATTTTTCAGCTTTGTCGATCAACTTTATAAAATCTTTCTCGTTTAATTTAACAGTTAAAGACCTCGTAACGTTTGCTCGTTCGCTTGGAATTGATGCCTTTGACCAATCTATCGAATAAGTGTTATCTGCAGAATAATATTGTTCAATGTCTATGCTTCGTATACCGTATTTCTGTGTTATTTCGGATAGTTCCATTACTTTTTCCAGTAGTTTTCCCAAGGAAAGTCAATCCATATAGGATCTTCTCGTTTGTCAAATTCTTCTGCGCAATAATCAACATGCGCGTTACTTGCAGCATTATCAAATATTACAGCAAATCTTACATTCCTGTGCCACACATCATGATCCCATCGTATATCATTTGGTAAACACAATGATTTCCAATCTTCTTTAATCCAATCAAGTGTTGCACCTGAGTCATTAATATCATCAACAATTAGAATGTTTTTAGCTAGACCAACACTTGCTAATTCATCATCAGTGACTCCAAATGCATCACACGCCATCCATGCATTGTGTTCATTATCATCCGGATGATCACGTAAGCTAACGTGTAATGTTAACATTTTAACACCTAGGTATTGGCTTAGTAAGTTCGCGGGGATAAGTCCCCCGCGTGTAATGCCTACAATATAATCTGGTTTCCACTCGTCTTTTTGTATTTGACGTGCAATTTCCAATGCTGCACCTTCTAATTGTTTCCAACTGTATTTTACTACTTTCATTCGTCGTCCTTTGGAAGTATGCTGTCTTCGTAACAGATTGTGTAAATTGATTTTAAATTCTCATATGCTTTGTCTAGGCCAGGGTAATCATTGCATAGTTTTCTGAATGCATTCCATTCAGGAAAGTTATCTTCAAATGGTTTACCATATGCAGCCCAACTAGAAGTAGACCAAGTATTTCCTCCTATTCCGTTATATGCGTAATAGTTACTTGTTAAATTAGTAGAATTAAATCCGGTTATAGTATTATGGCCATACATGCCATTACTTCCAGTGATAGTAATTGTATCACTCGCTGCTGTTCCACACATAACATTTGACGCTGTATATGCTGATAATGTACTGGCATCAAACGCAGGTATACTGTAACGTGTTGGATCCCCATCCATAGTAAATGTAATAGTATCAGATCCGGTTGATGTAGTAATAGTATCATTTAAAGTTGTCATATAATACCCTTGCATTAAAAAATTCTTTTGTTAAGTAATCTGCTTGTTTTTTAATATGCAACGCATATTCGTCGTATTTTTCTATATAATTAATAATTTGATTACATAAATCAAAACTGTGTGCCTCGTAATCTGCAAAACATTCAGTCCACTGTGATGGATATTTAAAATGATACATATACATTTCTTTATAGCTAAGTCTGTTAGGCACCATTGGTATAGCTCCAAGTAATGCACCTTCATAACAACTAATGCCTAGTGTTTCTTGTAAATTAGCACTAAACACAATCTTTGCTTCACTTAACAATTTATGATATTCGTCTTTAGTAAGTGTTTCTTCTTGGCATATAACAAAGTCATATTGTGGTAATTGATCTTTTAATGCTTTAAAAATATCAACTTGTTTTTCTGATGCAATTCTGTGCGGAAACACGATTAAATCACGTTTCTCTGCATTTAAATATGGTGTAAGTTCGTCGGCTAAATATTCCATTGGCCATCCAGTGCGAACAATTTTACCATCGTCGTACCTTTCATTCCAATCTTCGTCAAACCACGGATTTTCACTAATCATGCCGTTGTTTAATAGTTGCTCCATAAACATTCTCACATGAAATTCTGTTGCAAAATAATTATGATCAAATGATGCATAATAACTTTTTTCAGCAAGTTTAACCCAACCGTGATCAATCCCACCTAAAAAATCATGTTTGTCATAACTGCCAGCATGCCACAGTCCGTGAAATGTCCAATTTAATCTCATCAAATCTTTAATATATTTTAAATTTATAATTGCTGGATTCCAAGCATCTGTAAATAAGAAATGATCATTAGTTGTTGATTTATCATAATTTTTTAAAAATCCAACAAGTTGCGATCCCTTCCATACGTTAGTGTCTATAAAGTTTAAGAATGCACCGGGTGTTACATCTGATGATTGTTGATCACCAGTAATTTGAATAATGTTAAAGTTATCGCCAAGTTGTTTTTTAAGTTGTTTAGGTATATATTCAAACCATTGACTAGTATAGCGAGTGTCAAGTGGTTCAAGTGCAAAAATCCAAATAGTAGGTTTTATTTTCAAAATAAACTCCTGTTATGAAAGCTCCAAAAGGAGCTTTCGTGGTTAATATTAAATGTTATGATTTTTTATAATTGTTAGTTTTTGGTCTAACATTATTGGGCCATGGTTTATTGCCCTGGTATGGTTTTCTAGGACGCTTACTTGCCATATACGCACCATACGATTTAGTATCTTTGCGATACAAATCTGCTGGATCAAATTTACGTAATTCAATTCTACAAAAGTCACGAAATGCTTCAAGATCTTCAAAGATTTTAACAACATCTGGACGACTTTCAAAGTATGAGAATGTTTTGTAATTTTTAGCCATTTTATTTTCTTCCGTTTTATAATAAAGTTATGGTAGTATATACTAACAACCTCTGTTAGTGTATACTGTAAATTGTACATCTGGTTTAATACTAGGTTTATTTATACATGAGTTTTACATGTGATTAGTTTTAGTTGTATTCGGTATATGATCCATTTTCACCATCTTCAGAAACTTCAATCCACACTTCTTTATGTGGGTATTCATCTTTTATGTTCCAGTATAAATCATTGCTTATCATTTCACAACTTTTATTATCTAATGATAATGTTGAAGTAATGTACAATGATTCTAACCATCTTTTAAATTGTATAAACTCTACATCTCTGTCATCATGTGTAACTTCAAGCCATACTTTAAAATGAAATATGTGTCTATGCGGGTGTCCTAAAAACGATACATCTGCTAAGTTAGGATCAGTTAGTGCTGCAGGATAACAATGGATTCCTTCTTTCTTAAAAGTGACCCAGATCATTTGTTTATTAATCATTTAAGTACCTTGTCGTTATTATAGTTAAACCAGTTAGTGAACTTCTTGTGATCTTGTAGATCGTGCAAGCTATGTGTCCACACGCCGGGGTTAGTTGCGTTAAATGTAGTGTCGTCAATCTTAACCATTGTATTATAACTCCAATCCTTAATATTTGCAACCGGAATTCTAATTTGTGGTATAAAATTATTATACTTGCATAAATTAGTATTTGTGTTAAAATCGATTACTGCTGTAAATGGAATATCTAATGAACACAGTTTTCCTGTTTTTAAAAAGTGCGCAATAGTGTTATTCCAGTTGAGCCATGCACCTGGTGTATCTGGATTAAAACTATGGTTTGCACCAAAGAAGATATGTGTAATATCCTCTGTAGTATCTAACCGGTAATGGATTGCTTCTGTAGTTTGAATACCAACAATAAATAATGTTTTTAAACCATATGCTGGAGTATGCTCTACTTCATCTCCAACAAAAAATTTAGCAGTGTTAGTAGTTGTGTTGTTGTATGTTCTATTCATCTTTAATGCTATCTTCTAAGTTAGATAAGTTAAGTTCTTCATCAACGAAATCATCGTCATCGTCATCAAATGACCATAATTCATTAACCTTTGTATCAGGATTGATTGTTTTTTTACCAGTATTCCCGCGTGTACCAGGTATTGCTATCCACAGTTTGTTATATGTTTTAATAATTGCCAATGCGTCAACTAAATTATCAACTGCAAAGATTGAATCAATAACATCTCTAACATATACGTGTTTAAATTTTTCATCCACTAACATATTAGGCAAAATACCGTTATCGTATGCTCGATTTGCCTGTTGTACAGCATCCAAGTGACTCCATACGTTGTGCCCCATTAATATAGCATAACTAAAACTATCCCAACTAGTTCTACCTACTTTATTAACTTTATTAGCATCACCCATTGTAATCCAATATTTAGGATCATTTAAGTATAATGGATCTGAAAATAATAATGCATGATCAATGTTATCATTATCAACTTCTGTCCAGTTAGGAACACCTTGACTGTATATACATATATCTTTAATTGGTACTTGATCGATTAACGGACTTGGATTAAACACTTTAAAGATCTTATCTTGAATAACTGCATCTTTAAATAGTCGAGTATCAGTTGAATATTTTTTATCATCAGCACTTGGCACCATTCGATACACCCATTTAGATCTATCTTCAACTTCGGTAGTAATATAGACTTGACCATTTGCAGTAGCTAAAAATGGACTAGCACAATCGTAACTAATAGTAAAGTTTGGATTATGATATTTACGTACTGCCCGTTGAATGTCTGTTAATAAACATGCCCATTCTAATTTACTTGTTCCTAAAAAATGCATCCAATCTTGATGCCCTTGTTCTAGTAATCCGTCAAATCGCAATGTAACTAATCGTCTAAGAACTAGGTCAGCATCACACATGTTTTGTCCACCCATTGCCCAACCATTAAACGCCTTGTCACCGTAGATAGTAGGATCGCAATATTTCTTCATACGTTGGTACCAATCTTCTGCATCAGTGTGTGTTTCGCCTTGCAATACGTTTAAGAATTTGCATTTACCAGAGCGATTATTAACAAAATAATCATTATTAATATAAGTACCTTGTACTGCATCCATGTAATCATTAATACCTGTTGCTGCTTGCCCTGCAGGGCTACGTGCAACCCACGCAGGAATATCAAGACACATACCGTAATCCATTAACTCGTCCATCCATCGTAATACTTGTTCACGTTTCTTTTGTGCTTTAGGACAAGCAGGATCTTTCCAATCAGCCGGCCACACACCTTTACCAATCTGGAAACCACCTGAGTCACCTAGTACCCAACTTGTAGTTCTGTCTCTGTTACGAAACATGTCTTCGCTTTCGTCAAACTTATCTAAATCTAAGTTTGCGTGTCCTGCTGAATATAAGCACCATTTGTAGTAGAACTCTCCTTTTTCAGGTTCTAAATAGTTAAGTCCTTCTACTCCAGCTTTAAATGATGCAGGAATACGTGAAGGTTCAACATAATTACCGTAACGTTGTTTTCCAATAAACGTCGAGTAAAAACCCGACGTTGCTGGTAGGAAAACAGCATAATCATTCTGCGTTGCTGTTAAGTTCCGATTCATCTTCTTCCTGTTTTGGGGTTAATAAATTACTAAGTAAAGTTTTAGTAACTTGTAAATTAGTTTCTACATCTGTAATTCTATTAGCTGCGCTTACAAACTGCGGACTTGCAGTAACATGTCCGACTATATGCGAATTAAGAGTGTAATTTGTATATGGGTTTCGATTATACTCTTCAAGTGTGGTTAATCTTGATTCAAGTCCTTGCACACGTTGTTTTATGTATTCGTAATCAACATAAAACTGTTCAAATGGTCCTGGCATAGCATAAGATGGCATATCTAATTGCGCTAACATTGTTACTTTATCAAGAGATGACTTAACACTTTCATTTTGATTAACATACACAACGTCTAATAATTTTAATGCTTTTCTAATATCTATCATTATTTTGTGTGTGCAGGTAATGTATAAGTGTATACTGCATTTCCGCTATCAACGATAATTTGTAACGAACCTTGATCAGATACTCGCATCTTAATATCACCGTTTAAATTTAAAATGCTTAGTACATGTGTAATTGGCCAAGACCATGTATTTTTTAAATTAGCAGTGATTCCTGGATGAAATACGTATGATCCTGCATGTGTGCTAGCATCACCAAATCTAAATACTA